GCGCGCTACCCAAACCCTTATAGACTGCGGCCGACTCTTCGGCAGATAAAAATTCTCCGTCTTGAACCATGCGTGCAATTTCAAGTCGCCGTTCGTCGGCTTTGCGCGTTGAGGCATGCTGGGCGCGCAACTCATCATTGGCTTTTACAATAAGTGCGCTGAGCCATTGGAGTCCCCGACCAGAGAGTCTGTCGCCATAATTGTGGGCTACCCATGGCTTTACTTTTTCTCGATTGGGCATTGCCGATACTCCGCGAACAATTCCTTTCTTGACTCCGCCAAAGTATCGCGGATCGGCGTCTGCGAAGAGGTCGTCGTTTTTTGCCCATTTGATTCCGTTCACCAAACCTTTAAGTGCATCATCCCTCAAAAACTGGAGGGGGGACTCCGGACTTGCCTCCAAGTGGGCATTAATGTGGCGAGTAAGGAAATCTATAAACTGTGGCTCCATCTCTTCGGCGCTTGGTAAATTTTGCTTAGAGGGTAAGCTTTGATTAATGTCTACACGCTGCGCGCCTGCCTGGAGGGCGCTGACGATTTGACGAGGAAGCAAGATACATTTACGGGAAATATCCTTACTTTCTGCTAAAATATCCATTACGTTATCCAACGTAAAATCAAATTGGAAGAACCGAATGGCGCCTTGTTGTTCTAAACCGGCGCCTTCAAGATCTTTAGTGCATACAACGTAGCGCATGGCATTACCTAGAGGGTGGCTATACTGAGGGCGTACCAAATCATTAACTAAATCGGTGTAACTCCCTCCCACCTCTAGTTGCTTTTCGCGGTAGAGCTTCAGGCTGACGGGGATCGGACTGCCGGTAGCCTTGTCTAGATAGTCAGCAATTGTTCCTGTGTTAGCTTCGATTTGCTCGCCGTTAACGAGCGCGCCCAAGAAGGACTCAAAGCTAAATCCGGCAGATGAGGCGTTAAAATTGGTGATAACTTTAGTAAGCGTTTTATAAAATACCAAATAAGAAATAGTTTTGGCTAGCAACTCTCCGCGGTTGCCTGTCGTTTCTTCGTATGTCTCAGCGCCTTTCTCGTAAAAATCAGCAAGAGACTTAATCTTCGCCTCAAAAGTTTCGCCGGCAATGTTGTCTAAAAACTGAATCAACAACTGTCGTTGAGGACCGCTAACAGCGTCACCCTCGTCTGTTGTGCGTACGTCTGACCAGCCGATTTCCGATACAGCTACATCAGGAATCATGCGCATAATCATTTCTTGGGGTTCAAAGCTAAAGCCCTCGGGGGCAGCTACTTCCTCGCTTAAATTAATTTCTAAAACTTCCTCAATCATCTGTAAAAGTTGGGGGAAACTAATGGCGCTTTCTTTCTTTCTATATTCTTCTTTTAGAATATCTTGCAGATCAAACATTTATAACCCTCATACAATTATATCAGCTATACCTAATTCAACAGCTTCTTCTGCTGATAAATAGACGTTTACTTTACGTTCCAGCATATTTTTAAGATCCTTTTTTGTCATCTTGGTTTCTTCTACAAGTGCATTGTTATACATTTTTTGAAGCTTTTCGACCGCCTCCATTTCATTAATTAAATTATGGATTGATCCGTGACTGCCGGCTACCACCGAATGTAACATGACTCGACAGTTTTTAGCAATGCGGCGCTTACCCTTGGTACCTGCCGCAAGCAGTAAAACGCCGGCTGACATTACCTTGCCTACCCCGATGGTATGAATTTCGCTTTCCTTTTCGATGCCTTTCATCACATCATATAGGGCAAACATATCATCGGCGTTCCCCCCATACGTTGACAAGTAAAATTCAATGGGTTTTTTCTTTTCTGGGCCGTCTATACGGTTTAGCTCATTTAAATACAAAAGAGCGTGAGTAATCTCTGCCGCTTTCTCGTCACTTATTTCCGTAAAGAGGCCCACAATTCGCATATCGGGCGCCGGCGGCGCGGCAGGTGTGGCCATACTCGGATCGATTACCACTATTTGTGGTTCTTCTTCGGCGAGGATGCCCTTTACCATTTCCCTCAGTTTATTAATCATTGTTTGTTCCAAAATTGTAAAGCCACCTTTTTATTTTCCTGGAGGTGGTGCATTGCGCTATCCCAATCGTCGAATTCTACCATGTGGCGAAAAAATAGGGGATGACATTCAATGAGAGTTTGAACGGAGCGTTTTTTTAGTATCTTTACGTCTTCGTTAAAGCGCACCTCAAAAGAGCTAATGTAAGTGCTGTTTTTTTCGCTTTTTAAGAGATACTCCAACATTATTTCACGTGAATGGAGCAGGTGTTCCAGGGCTTTGATTAGGGAAGAGAGGTAAATAATATGAGCTGCCTTTATCAACGAGAGACTTACGCGGGCGGATCTGAAAAAATAAAATACCCTACAGGTAAGATACCCAAACGCAAATATCAATAAGTAGAGCCACCACGGTCCCATAACGCCTCACAAGAAAATAGCCACCTAATTCTAATTAGTGGCTATCTTTATTATAACTGATTGGAAAGTAATTGTCAAATTATTTCGCTGATGTTAAACGCTTAAGAATCCTCTCGGCCAGCTTGTCGGAAAGAGCTTCGTTCTTCTGCTCTCCTGCAAGTCGGCGCGCCACACGGCGTGCTACTTCCGCGACAATTGCGGCTTCACCCTCTTCAAGACTTTCGTGATCTTCATCATAATCTCTGTCGTGCTTCAGGGCCTCCAAGTGATGCTCGATGGCCTTGATGTGATCGTCGTCACTCATTCTATTGTCGTCGTAGTGATGTCCTTCCTCGGCGGGCTTTTCCTCGCTAAGCCGGGATTTATTCTTCTTTTCCATCATCGGTGCTACTTCCACTTCTTCCTCTTCTTCTCCGCCGAAGGCCACTTCTTCACCGCCCATATCATCGACAGCGACCTCATCTTCAACTCCTGCTAATTCTTCTTCGCCTTCTATGCCTTCTACGTCGTCGCCCTCCACATCCATGGAGACGCCGTTTTCTTCAGCCCACTCTTCAATACGACCGAGGAGATCCATAACCAGTTCTTCGGCACCTTCGCCGCCTTCAACTTCAACTTCATCTTCGATACCCACTTCTTCTTCGCCGCCGGGAAGCTCATCAACCGCAACTTCTTCGCCCTCAAGTTCGTCGCGGTCACCCACAAGGCCGCCGGCTAAGCCGCCGACACCCTTGACTGTATCCCCTATCATGGTACCCAATCCTTCCTCTACGGTAGTAAAGTGCCGAATTTTATCGGCTCCTAGGGCCGGAATCTTAGCCAGTTTCATAAATTGGCGAATCTCGCCCTCAGTTAGTAAAGTCTTACGAGCCATTATAGTTCTCCTCAAAATGTGTAAAAAACTCACAGGTAAATAGTAAGCATTATTGTTAAATACCTCAAAAAAGCAAAGATGATGTAATTGGGTTCTTTTTGAGCTTTTTAAGCGCTGCTGTTTCTATTTGTTTAATTCTCGCAAATGATAAGCCAATCCTATCTGCCACTTGCCGCAAAGTCATTTTCCCATTCTCATAAATCGCCACCAAAGTGCAATTATATTCTGGCTTATAGTTAATCCAATAACGACACCCCTCTTGAGTGCAGCCGCGCTTTGAGCGGATGCATTTACGCGAACACTCCCACAAACCATCCTTCATAACTCGGGGTGCTCCCTGGCAATTAAATCAAAAATATTATCTACTTGTTGTTCATCTAAGCCTAGCTCTCGCTGTGCCGTTAAACCTTGCTGGCGCGCCTTTTTGCTTTTTACTTTTTTTACCTGCGACTGGGGTTTAATGGAGTCTACGAAGTCTTGGATTCGCTCGTCTCCATCGATGTAGCCGGTGATGAGGTGACGAAAAAATTGTGCTTGTTGCAGTCCGTCGTGACGCAATCGAATTAATAATTTAGCGTGGCGATGATCATTGTCCGTAAAGACAATGCGTTTATTATTTGCTCCGTACTCTATGCTCTCGGCCGTCTCATCTTTTCCCATTAGGTCCATTTCCTGCTGTAAATGTGGGTGCGACTTTCAGCTAAACCTGCCGAGGTTTGAACCATGAACTGTGATTTGGATTGGAATTCGGGGACGGTGCGTGCTCCCGAATAGGAGAGGCCAGAGCGGATTCCTCTTTCTAAATCTTCTAGAATATCGGCAGCCGAACCCTTAAACGGAACGCGCGAAGAGACACCTTCAAAAGAAGAATACTTTCCCTTCCAGTCCATTTGTGCCTCCTTGGATGCCATCCCGCGATAGATCTTCCATTTGTGTCCGTCGCCATCTTCCAACAGCTTTCCCGGCGATTCCGCTGTGCCGGCCAAGAGTGATCCAATCATTACTGCGTCGGCGCCTAGGGCCAAAGCCTTTACAATATCGCCCGAGTTTCTGATTCCTCCGTCGGCAATAATTTTAACATCTCGATCTGTTTGTGCACACTCCGCAATGGTTTGCAACCCGGGCACACCATGGCCTGTTTGAATGCGCGTGGAACATATTGATCCCCCACCTATATTACATCGTACTGAGTCCGCGCCCCAGTCGGATAAATCATTTACCCCCTCTAGCGTCGCTATATTGCCGGCCATGATGTGATAGTTGTCTCCCACAAGTTGACGCAACTCACAAAGTGCTTCTTTCATTAGGATGTGGTGACCATGTGCCACATCAACACATATAAACGATGCACCGGATTCAAAAGCTGCACTAGCACGTTCTAAATAATCGCCTTTCACACCAACGGCTGCACCTGGGATAGAGTCTTGTGCTCCTGCTATAAGATGGGCTTGTTGCTCGATTGTATTATATCTATGGATAA